CTGAGTCATGCTTGGGTCATAAGCACCCATAGTATCTTTGTATATCTCTTCAGCTTGTGTGTAATAAGGGTCTTGTAGTTCTTCAGCCCTTCTTGATTGTGCAATAGCTTGATCTACTAAATCCCTATTTTGTTGTAGGAATGGTTCAAACCCACCAAGACCAGCAACAGCTTGTTGTCTTGCTAGTAATTCTAATGGAGATAAACCTGCTGTTTGTTGTAATGGTACATCACTACCAATAAGATTAGACCCAGCTTGTTGTAGTTGCTGATAAAAACCTGGTGAATCTTGAGTACCAAAGTATAGAGATCTAATTAATGGATCTGTTAGCTTTTCAGATGTCTGTTGTTGTAATAACACAGGATCTATTGCACCCATAGGCATTTGTGTTTGTGTAGGGTCTGCTCCAGCCGTAGGCGCCACTGCAGCTGGCTCGGTAGGAGCAGGTTGAACTGGCTCTATGACTGAAGATGGTGGTGGTGTAAATGAAATAGGATCTTCATTAATCATTTCAGGTACCCTAGGATTTAGCACTCCACCTCCAGGTCCACCGATTGACATGAAATCATCACGCTTAGGTGGTAGTAAGTCTGGTCTTATTGATATAGGAACGGGCCTTATTCCTGGTCTATAACCACCGCCTCCTGGTTGATTATATCCAGGATCTCCAGGCTGTAATGCATAATCATCTGCAAATCTAGCTCTAGGAGGCATGCCTGCACCTCGACCTTGAAGCGGTGCTTCTTCTAAAACCATATTATCTGGTAAATTATTAGGATCTACCATATTACCGTATGGATTTCTTACTAAGCCATTGTTTTGCATAGGTGGTACATTACCACTACCAGGAACTAATGGTTGACCACCAATTTGATTGGCTAATCCTAACTCTTCTCTACCAGTCATATTTCTACCACCGCCAATACCTCCTATTGACATAGGGGGTTCAATCATCTTACCAAAAAATGCTTTTTCTGCTGGTTCTGGTAAATCTGGTCTTGCACCAATGCCTCCAGGACCTGCTGTTGCAACTCTTGTTGCAGGATCAGCAAATAATCCACCACCAACAGGTGCTGGTTCAGGTAAATCATCAATTCCGCCTATGCTAGGTGCTTGTCTTTGTGATAGCTCATCAATTCTTTTTTGCATGTCTGCAAATCTAGTATCAAAAGCAGATAAGTCTGGTGCTTGAGGTATGTTAATACCGCCTCTTATATCTTCTATAAGCTTTTCTCTATCAAATACAGGTGCTTTAGGAACTTTAATACTACCTCTGATATCTTCAAACAGTTCATCTCTTAATGCTTCTCTATCAAATGATGGTGGTTTAGGTATATCAATGCCACTTCTTATATCTTTTATTAAAGCGTCTCTATCAAACTTAGGTATATTAATGCTTCCTTGCATTTTACCTAACATTTCTTTTTCAAAAGCTTCTTTATCAAAAACTGGTAAGTCTTCTTTTCTTGCAAAGCCACTTAAATCAGGTGCTTCATATTTAGGTATATTAATACCTTCTCTAGCTATAGATAAAAAATCATCTCTATAATCTTTAGGATTAAATTTAGGCAAGTCATCTATTCTTGCAAAGCCAGACAAGTCTGGTGCTTTGTACTCTGGTATATTTAAGTTATCTAGTCTATCTGTTAATCCAGCAATACCACTTTGCAGGTTAGACGGATCAAAGCTAGGTATGTTGCCTATGCTTCGTTGATTGTCCTCTATCATTCTTCTGATAGCAGAGTCGTCAAACTGAGGTATGTTGCCTATTTGTTTTTGCAATCCACCTATCTGTTGTTCTAGTTGCGATGGATCAAAAGCTGTTGGCATATCGCCTTTAGTAAGAAATTGGCTTGTATCAAACGTAGGTAAATCTGACTTTGTAAGAAATTGGCTTGTATCAAAGTCCATACCACCACCAAGACCGCCAATAGACATTTGATCTCTACCCGTCATTTTCGTAGGGCTACCTATAGGAGCCATAATAGAGCCTCTATTAAAACGCATTATGCTTGTCCTATTTTGTTAAAATTCTCAAAGGTTTTCATAAGTTTGTCCATATTCTTTGCACCTTTCTGTCTGTTTGGTTCGCCATTTGGTATTAGTTCTATACCTGTTTCTGTCTTTGTTACCTTAAATCCACCTAAACCATTGTTAGCAGCAGAGGTCATTACAAACTCACCATCACTTAACATAGCTGGTATATCATCACTTGTACCTGTCCCCGGACCTATTGAAGGACCACCCATACGCATATCTAATTCGTTAGCCATTACTGATCTGCCCATAGCAAATTTAGGTCGTAATTCTTGTAAGCCACCCATGGAAGCATTCTTTCTAACGCCTAAGTCAAAACCTGTAAATGTAGGAGCTGGCATAAGATCTGGTCTTACAGATTGCCTTATATCTTTGAGTCCACCTTCTTTACTTGTATAATCATCTTTAACAGCTTTACCGTATAGTGCAGCAAGGGCAGCCATTCCTAAAGAACCGCCAAGACCTCCGCCACCTCCTCCGCCCCCACCAAAGAAATTTCCAAAAGGAGATCCGCTACTAGCAGCAGCCATTTGTTGTAATTGAGCAAATTTTTGTGGATTAGCTGCAATCTGAGCAGGTGTCATAGAATTAAGTGCTTGTTGTGCCTGTTGAGCTTGACCTGATGCAGCAACCTGTCCTGGTGTGCCACTTCCTAAACCAAATCTATTTGCTAATCCTTTTCCAGCAGCAGGCCCACCTGCATAAGTAGATCCAGTTTTTCCAAACATACCACCAGCTAAAGGATTGGTTAATCCGCCCATAATTCCACCAAAACCACCTGCTGTACCACCTGCTATAGATGAGATACCAGGTATGCCTAAACCAGCTATTCCACTTGCAGCAGTTGATGCTAATCCACCTAATCCACTTGCAACACCGCCTAACCCTATACTAGTTAAACCTTTTGTAGCTAATCCCCCTAGACCACCTAATGCCCCACCTAATGCTGTGCCAACACCAGGTATAAACATAGCAACAGGTGCTACTTTTTTAACTACTTTCTTTAAACTTTTACCTAGCTTCTTAAGGAAACCAAACTCTGCCATACCTGTAATAGGGTTGATAGACATACCTTGACCCACAGTATATTCATTGGGATCTAGTCCAGCAGACATCATTTCTCTTTTAATTATTTCTTGTGTTTGTGGAGAGATAACTGGTGGGACTACCATTTCTCCTGGTGCTACGTGGGCAAGCATAGAATCTTCTCCTCTTCCTAAACCTGCTATGCCTTTATTTGAGTTGTCTATTCTATTCATGCTCTATTATTCCTGTAAACATTTTAACCAAAATACTAATAAGTATCTATCTCCTGATTCTACTGCAAGTCCTCTATGCATGTGAGTAAAACTCGGAAAAATTAGAGCGTGGCCTGTAGGTAATGGCTCGACTGTACCACGTTTCAAAAACTCAGTTCCGCCACCTTTGTACTTTCCAGTGTTCAAAGGAACTACCATACTAATATCAGCACTTGCATCATGATGCCAAGCACCTTGTTTTTTATCCCTTAAATTATAGTTTGCTATTTGTATTGCACCACTGTCTACGTGGCGATTCCAAATATTCAAAAATATAGGATTGCCTATAGTATATATCGTTTGCATCAAAGATTGAAAGATTTGCGGGCAATTATCTTGAAAAGTTATTTCTGGTATTTGTCGTAAATTATCTTCTTCTGGGTTAGGTACAAAGCCAAAATGGTCTTCTAAATTCTTCATTTCATCTAAAAGTATGTCGCAAAACTTTTCAGAAAAGAATGGTACTGTGTACACATCTTTTAATGGTTCTTCAATAATTTTGTCTAATTTAGTATCTTTTCTAGGCTCTACGCCACTATCTTCGTAAAAACTAACTATTGGTGCTATAGAGTCTTTTACAGCATCAAATGTATCTTTTTGTATGTACCAGTCAGCAGGATAGGTAAGTAAAAGGTTTTTAGTTTGGTATATTAGGTCTTCTGCTGTATTGCTCATAAAGTAATTATTGTGCTACCTGCTATCTTAATAGTAACCTTACCAACACTAGATGTCATCTCAAAACCTTGTTCTAGTGTTCTTTCTCCTATGTCAATCCACTTATTACCTGTATAAACTTGAAGGACACCAACAGTTGTATTCCATATAATACTACCATCATTAAACTTTAGCGTATTTTTTTCTGGATCGCTTATTTGTCTTACGTTATCTAGGTCTATTGCACCAAGATTAATCTCAAGTATTCTAACTAAACGATTAAAAAGCTCTGGATCTACAGGACCTACTGCTAATGGTAATTGAGTTTGTAAAAGCTTGCTCATCTTCTACCATCTGGCTTTATGTCTATACGTGTAGCTCCTAACCTCCATCCTATGCCAAGATTACCATTATCTGTAGCATCATCATCTGATTCAAATCGTAATGCTATTTGCCTTGATCTACTACGAACATAAGCTTGTTGTGTAGTAGAGCTTATTGCGTTAGTTGAATTTATTGTTAAAGAATCACCAGGAAAATTTCTAGTTTTTAAAACAATGTTTACATGTCCATTATTTTGATCTTCTATAAATTTGTAGTCAGGTATTATTCTTTTTAAAAAACTAAATTGCTCACCATCTCCTATATCTAAATCAGAACTTTCAATATAAACATTGGTCATAGGAGAACCATCATCATCAAAACCTTTTTCTTGTTGGTACAAATATCCATTCATTACAGCTCTAGGGAAGTTTTCTATACCAGAGTCAAGCCATGCTGTTCTTGATAGTTGTCCATAAAACCATATACCTTCAACATAGTTATACATAACATATCTGTCTATTTCATCTGAGCTAGATGAACAATAGAACCAGCCTACCTCACTTTTATCCTTTATGGTAAACGCATTAATTTTAAAAGATTGTGTAAGATTTATGTCTGAAAACACATAGTTATGAACCGAACATGGTAAAGTTGCTACACTGCCGTTGTATGAATAAAAGTTGTTATAACTCATCCAGTACACACCACTAGGAGTAGTTATTGCTGCTTTAGGACCTATCAACCCTGTACCTTCGTTAATTAAATTAATACCAAAAGTAAATGGTGGTCCAATAAACTGCATACTATAGAGAGCTGTATCAGTCCAAACTAATATTTCTTGCCTTGCTTTTACACCACCAATAATAGATGAACCAGAGGATAGTCTTAACGAGCCTGCTGTATTGGTTGATAATGGTTCAAAGTCTAATGCGTTTTCTTGATCACTAAATGCTATAAGCATAGGATCAATAGCACCTGTTCTTGCAGATCCAGATATAGGATCACATCCTAAAACAATTAAGTGCCTGTCTTTTTCAGATGTAATAAC